GCTCGAGCAGTTTCCGCCTATGCCGCATGTATGAGTACAGCCGCGTCGGCTTAGCCTTCATCGACTGAACGCGTAGCTCGACAGACTCATTCTTCTTTCGGCTCACGAGTGATCGATATGTGGCTGTTGCTCGGCCCATTGACCGTCAGCAACGCGGCACTGAGTCGCTTTTCGGTCTCGCGTAAATCCTTCGCGAGACTCTCGATAGCACTCACGGTGAAGACGCCGCTTATGCGCAGCTCAAGCGTCAGACGGACCAAGTCAACTTTCATCGGGAAAACGCGTAGCTCGAGCGCGTGGTCTGCATCGGCTGCGAGGCGCCGACCCACGCCAACGCTAAGGCGATCACGGTGTCGTCGTGCTGGCCCTGGGGCGCGCCGTACCTGAGCAGGCCCGACGGCATCCGCTCGGCCTCATACGCCAATAGCTCGCTGCGCTGCACCTGGTCCTCGAGCAGCGCCACGTCGCCGTTCTCGATCGCCAGCGACAGTGCCTGGATGGCTGCGGCCTTCGTCGCGTTGGTGGCCAGCCACGGCTGCATCGGCAAGGCTCTGCGCGCATCCCCGTACACACGGCCGTAGCCCATTGAGAGACGCTCGACCATCGGGTTGCCCATGGCGTTGGTCTCGGCCACGATGGCCCGCGGGCGGTACAGGTCGGCCCAGCGGTGCAGCCGTTCAGACTGGAACTCCCAGTCGATCTGGGTGAAGCGGTCGATGGCCACCTGGCAGTTGGTGCTGGCGTCCACCACGCTGATCACGGTGAAGTCGTTCGAGCGGCCCCAGTCGACGCCGAAGACGTACACGTGGCCGTCGACCGGGCCTTCGGGCTGCAGGTAGGCCGCCGCGTCGACGCCGCGGAAGACGCCGGCGCCCTCGAGCGCCAGGAACTCGGCCAGGTATTCCTGCGCGAACACCCGCTCCGGCAGTTGCTCGCGCGCCGCGGCGATCTCCTCGTCGAGGATGTACGGCGATGCGGAGGATGGCATCTGCCATGACATCCACTCGCCCTCGAGCGGGTCCTGGCCGAGCTGGAAGAGCTGGTGAAAGTAATTCAAGCCTTTCGGCGTGGAGAGAAACCACGCGTCGCCGCGCAGCACGCTCAGCGTCGGGCGGAGTGACGCCTGCCAGACGTGCTCCAGATCGCGCACCATCGCCGCTTCGTCGACCACAATCCGCCCGTATCTCCGACCGCGACCGGCGTCCGGGTCCTCCAGGCTCCAGCATTCGATGCTGCCACCACCGGCGAGGTCCAGCCGGTGTTGCTGCTCCGATTTGGCGGCGGTGACTGGCTGGAGTATTTCGCGCAATGTTCTCCAGCTCTGCTCTAAAAACTTAAAAGTCGGTGCAAACCAGGCGCACGCCACTCCGGCGGTGGCGCCGCGCGCGGTGCGTTCGATGCCGAGCGTGGTCTTGCCCATCTGCCGGCCGCAGACTGCCACGTTGAAGCGCCGCGCTTCAGCGATCATCGTCTGCTGCGCCTGGTGGAGCGTCGGCAGGTTCAGCGAGCTCGCGCTGGTCCTCCACTGGTGGGCCGATGAGTCCGAGCGCTTGCGCTGTTTCGGAGACTCCAGCAAGCTTAGTGCCGAGAACACCGTGGGCAATGGCGAGCTTATCGGCGTCCTGTCGCCGACAGTACTCGTCATCAGCGAAGACCTCTGCTTGCACGATCATCGCCCGCAGCGCGCTGCGGAAGTAGGTCATGATCAACTCGGAATCGGGCTGACTTTTTTCGCGTGCAAGGGGTTGCACGGGGTTCGCCACCCAACGCGAGACGAGCCCGTGATCGAGGTGGAACTCTTTTGCCGCCTGCATGACCGACATGCCGGCCAGCACAGCCGCGACCACCTGGGCGCGCAGCTCGGGCGGGTGTGCGACGCCGCGGGTCATCGGTCACGCCACCACGGGCTCGAAGCGGTGGAGGGTGTCGAGGTCGGCGGCATAGGACTCGGCCAGGTCGTGCCACTCGAGCGGGGAAAGCGCCGGGCGCGGGGTGGAGTGCAGCAGCAGGCCGATGGTGCGGATCTGGACTTCGGCGCAGGGCACGCCGCAATAGTGCCAGCGGATGGGCCGCTCGGGGCAGGCGTGGCCGCAGCACAGGCAGTGGGTCACGCCTCTTGCCTCGCGTGCAGGGGTGGCTGAGCCAGGCGGGTAGCGACCTCCTCGGGTGGTGGCTCGAGCTCAGCACGACGGCGTCCGAACGATCCGCCGAGATTGCCGTGGGCAACTGGCCCGGGCCTGACGGCGTGCTTATCGGAGGTGTGGTCGAGATAGCTGCCGGTGTAGACCTGGCGACACAGTGGGCAGAGGCCGGCCTCGGCGTGGATCACGGGCACGTCGTTGTCGGGTTCTAGCGAGCCGACGCGTGGGGCGGAGCCCCCTTGAGCGTCGGCGTCGGTCAGCGGGGGGGAAGGGGTAAGGGGTTCCGGGGGGACTTCGTCCCCGGGACCGGGACCGGGCGCGCCCTCGCGCGCGAGTGTTCGGGCGAACTCCGGGCGAACATCGGGCGTTACAGCGGCCGGAGTTTCGCCGTTACTCACGCCGTTACTCCGGCCGTTACGGTGGCGTGCTACGCGGCCGCGGGTGTTGGCCTGGTCGGCCTCGATCTGCGCGCGGGTGCGGTTGTAGTCGGTGTAGTCGTGCAACCGAAACCCGTTGTCGCAGCGTTCCCACAGGCCGGCCACCAGCAGCGCCTTGCACGCCGCGCCGACGCCCGGTAGCGCCGGCCACGCGCCGTGCGGGATGAACCCGTCCGAGCGCGCCGCGTCGCAGTAGCTGATGCTCCAGGCGTGCAGGCCCATCGCCGCCAGTCCCAGCGTCAACAGTTTCGGATGCGCGTGCCAGCCAGTATCAAGTCGCGCCATTCTTTCTGGGCCTTCGTAAATGAAGCGGGGAGTCTTTCCTAAAAATCAGATAGGTTGCGCCGTTGTTGTAGGCGCTCAGTTGCGGCACCTCCCATTTCGGATCGATGAGCGCGCCACTCCGCACCTGGTGGACAACTTCGTACAACTCCACGCCCTCAAGCGCCGAGCGCACCCAGTCGCTCTCTACAACGAACCGTCCGCTATGCGAGTGATCGGTAACCTTCACCACAATCCCTAGCCGCGCCACGCGCCACGCTTCGCGCGCCCCTTCGCGCACCAGGCTTGGCAACTGGTCGGAAGGGAGCGTCCCGAAACGATCGGCCATGATCGCACCCTGGCTCTGATCACTGAGATGCGGCGGATCGAACAACACAACGTCATACGTGCCGTCTGCATAGTCAAGAGCTGCGCAGTCGGCCACACCATCGGGCGCCCGTTCTGGTCGCGCATCGTGCGCCGTGACCTGCACATGCGCCGAGCCGTCCCAGAAAGCACCACTGCCATAAGTGGTGTCCAACGCCGTCTGTGCGTCAGGAAAGGCTACTCGCAGAATGAGCGTAACGACGGTCGCGGTCGGCAGATCAGCCTGACAGAAACGCAAGAGCGGCAGTGGCTCGAGTTCGCGACTATTCGGCTCTGGTAGTGGCTTTGGCTCCCGACGCTGCTCAGCCAGCCACTCAAGCGCTGCCGTAATCGGTGTGTCCGCTGGCAAATACGACATTTCTGACGCATTTGCCGCGAGGTCCATGAACCGCTGCGCCATACGCACACCGAGAGGAAAGTTCGACTCGAGCCAGGGTAACCAGCGTCCGTGTCCGAGTTCATCCTTTAACTCAGTGAGCGCGTCGCCCAACTGGATAGCCAGCGCGAGTGTGCGCTGCCAACTCAGCGCGAACTCCTCAACTAGATCGCGTACCCGCTGCTCGACCGGGGTCACGAGTTCGAGCATCATTCCTTCCACCCGGCGTAGCGGTGCTGGCGCAGTGCGTCACACCAGCCATTCAGATAGGCGTCCAAGTCCATCCGCCGCGGGGTGTCACGTGTCGATAGATCGCCTCGGCGCTCGAATGCCTCGGCAATGCGCTGGATCTCCCACGGCTGCAAGCGTGCGCCCGCAGGATGCGCCTCAATGCGTTCGCGCAGGTGATCGACTGCGACAGTCACGTCCTAGATCAGACCCTCCTCTCTGCGCTGGCGGTCGATCTCGGCCAGGTCCTGGTCGCGTTGCTTCGCCGCCGTGTGCGCCTGCTCGACGATCGCGCGCTCGGTCACCTCACCCGTCCTCGTGTCCACGTCGTACACGTCGCCGTCGTCGCCGAAGATCTCCACGTAGCGCTGCGCATCACGCGCTACTTTCTCCGGGTTGTCACGCTCCGACTGCGCGTCCTCCACGTCCGTGGCGTCGGGGATCTCCAGCCCGAACGCGAGCCGGCTCGCACGGGCAATGGCTCGCTTTTCGGCCATCTCCTGGGGGTGGCTACCGGTCGGCGTGTTCTTCTGTCGCTCGGCGGCCGTTACCTTGCCACGCGCGACGATGTCGCCCCAGTCGCGCGTGCGCATCGTGCACTCCACCACCAGGTCGTCGGGCTTGTAGCCCCACAGCTCTTTCTCTTCGGGGCTGAGCGGTCGCGTGCTCAGCCCGCGGAACTGCGGGTGTCGCCGCGCCAGGTAGATGCGCCCGTCGATGGTGTACCACGGCCGGCCCTGGAACAGCCCGACGTGGGTGAGCGGGTCGAGCTGGTAGCGCTGCGCCACCAGGTACACCATGTTGAGCTGGTCCTTCGTCGCGCCGTCCAGGGAAAAGCCCTTGCCCTGCGCGATCTCCAGCCGCGTCCGCAACTGGCGGTCCGTCATCGTCGATTTCTCGATCGCCTGCGTCATACTCCTCCTCTCAACATCCGTAGTACCTGACAGCATCGAACTCGCGCGCGCGCCCCGCGTCGATCATCCACTGGATAGCCGCGGTGTTGGCTGCCGCGTTGAACACCGACAGTCCAGCCCGGCCCTGCGGCGTTGAGGCCCACGTTCCGGGCAGGAATTGGCCCAGTCCAGAAGCACCGGAGCGATTGCGCGCGCTCGGGTCGCCGCGGGATTCGACGCGGATGATGCACGCCACCCTGGACGAGACACCGCTCGCCGGTGCCGGTGGTCGGGCGGCAACCGGCGATGGCAACGCTCCGTTGGCGCGCAGATAGACATACGGATCGGTGGTCAAGCCCTGCTGGCCCTGGCTGTTCAGCGCACCCTGGAGTTCGACCGGATCGACGTGCGCCGCGAGCGCGGCGGCGTTGACTTCCGCGTTGACGTCGTCGGCATGGCCAA